AACCATTGTCGTTTCACACCATCATGCTGGTTATCTACAATGTCGTTACTGTACATAACAACCATTCCGTCGTTATCAGCAGTATCGTCTTCATCGCTTTCAGCTTGATTGTCAGCAATGCTAATGCTAACAGAGCCTAAATTTTTTCCGTTTTTTACAAAATCAAATTCAAAAAATCTTGCATCTTTGGGGTGATCAGTTACTTCACTATTTGCATCTCCAAGTTGAATTTTCGGAAATTGTGTGCGAATTTTTCCGAATAGTTCTTTGGCGATTGGTTCGAGATTCTTGTCCATATTGATATTTATCTTTAATTAGATGAAACAAAGATAGGCATTGGCAACTCATAGTCTTCGTCTCCCACTCCGTCATTACTACTAAAACTGTCAAATACTCTAGAATCCCAGTCAGCAAGCACTTGACTCATACGTATTATTAATAATAATGCACTTACTAGATCGTCTTCTTCGCCAACCTTTGCCTTAAAACTAACACCAGTAACTATGTATGCTTTGAGCTCTGTTATTAAAGGCTTACTGCTAATCTTCATTTTGTTAGATTCTATTAAGTGTTTTAATCTAGCTGCCGCTGATATTTTAGTCTTGTGTGTGGTGTTAAATCCTTTACGGAATTTACGTACATGACCTTTTCTAATGGGCTCACTTACAAACAAGCCAGGAAAGTGGTCTTCACCTATGTCACGAATACATACTAAGCCTGCTTCGCCAATGTTGTTATTTTCAATTGACCAGTAGATATTAGAGCTGTTGTCGCTGCCAATGCATTCTTGTATGTAGGTTAGAATTTCTTTTAATATTCTAATTTGTCCTTGAATAGGAGTTAAGTTATGATGCCATTCTCCTACTTGTGTAAACGACGGTAATTCAAATATTTGTATAGCTGCACTGTTACCACCTGTACCTAAACTAGGGTCAAGACTAATTGCGTAAATGCTGTCTTTATTAAGTTCTTTATACCATCGAGTTTGTCCCATGTTCATTATAGGCTGCTTACCTTCCATGCCGGCTAGGTGAATACTGTTAATCAGTGTTTCATCATAAACTAAGAACTCGCAATTGTATTCACGACGGAATCGTTCCTCACCAATACGCCCACGTTCTAATGAAGCCCACTTGTCATCTCGATCTGGATGCTCACTCCATGCACATGTAAAGGGAAAGAATCCGTTAACGCCCGTTTCTTGTTCGTTACCAAACTCGTCAAACTTTTTGTTAGCTTCTTTCCATATGATAGCAAATGTATCTTCATCACTGTTAGGTGTTGATGTTAAAATTGCTCGACCACCAGTTGCTAGTGTCGGGGAAATTGAAGTCCAAAACTCATTGGCGATATTTGGAGGTACAAAGGCAAATTCGTCACAGTATAGTAGGGAAATAGACATACCACGACCTGTGTTGCCAGTAGTAGTTGTAGAGACAATACGTGATCCATTATCAAACTCAATAGAGCCTTTGTTATAGTTTACTACACCCGAGCGAATATGATCGGGACATAATTCGTATGCGTATCGAATACGCTGCATAATTTCTTGTGAGCCAGTAAATTTATGCGCTGAAATAAGAATAGTCTGGTCTGGATGAAACATGGCAAACCAGAGTAGGTAACCGGCAGCACAGGTAGTCTTGCCCATCTGACGAGGTAACATGTTTACATTAAATCGATGATTGTGATATGCATCTAAAAGTCTTGTTTGAAAGCCAAAAGGCTCAAACAACATTTTACCTTTAACTGGATGTTGAATGTAAAAATAATTCTTACAGAAATAATGATATCCGGTATTAGGATCCGAACATGCGATTAAATCTTCAATGTGTCGTTCAGTGAAGGTTTCTCGTGTATGCGCCTTTTTTGTAAGTACGCCATCTAGTGATTTAGTTGCCATCTTTTATTTACAATAAAAAAGAGGCCACCTGGGCCTCTTTGAGTAGCTTATAGCTAATTAACGACTTTTTACTTCGTGATATAAAGAGCTAAGTCTTGGAATTAAACTTTCAGCAGTTACGGAATAAGGATTACCGCCACCATTTACTTTAGGTCTTTCATTGTTGCCATGACTAGAAATATCATTGCCTTTTGGAAATGCAGCACCTAATGGAGCTATTTGTGGATTAGGAGTTGTGCTTGCGTGATCAAAACCACCACCTTCTGCTTCGTCCATACCAAGTAGTGGCTCTGGTTCGTCCATAGTATCAATTGCAACGGCCATATCGTGCTCATCCCCACTATGTGCGCTACTACCGTTCTCAATGTTGTGTAAGATAGCCATTAAGTCTCGTATGCCACCGGCGCCACTAGCATTCATGCTAATGTTTGCACTAATAGAATCTTGTTGTCCAGGTCCACCCATAGGAGGCATCATACCGCACTCATCAACAACTTCTTCATCAACTTTTTTATCACGTAGGTCTTTTAAATCGTCCGCTTCAATGTCGCCATCTTTGTCAACATCTAGTTTCTTCTGGCCACCTTTTAATTCTTCACTAACTGGAGCATCTAAGTCACGCATTTTTTGCATTAATTCGTTAAAGTTCATTTTGTTTTTCCTTTAGCAGAACCTATTGGACTTGTGCCAGCACTTGGTTTAGCTTGATCTTGTGCTTTTTCTTTAGGTGCCTTTTTTGCTAGGATAGCATCGTTTACACCTTTGTATTGTACTTGTTCTTTTCTAATCTTTGCTAGGTCTTTAAGAAAGTTACTAACGCCTTTGTCACCAACAGTATTTTGATTATTTTCTTTTTGGTAATCTTGTGTCAATAGTGCTTTGTTATCAACTTCAAGATGCTCTGCATTTAATTCGCTTTCTGCATCTTCCAATGGACTACGCACTTTAATACGTTCAGCTGTTAGGCCAGTTTGCTCTAACATGTAGCTAGTTAATACAGCACTAGTTGTTGGATATTCTAATTCAACATCAAAAATACTAACCTGTGCATTTTCCATTGTAGGAAAGTCACGAAGTTTAGCTTGTATAGGGGTAGTCTTAGTCTTTGTAAACTTAGCTACTTGATATTTTTGTAAAGCAGTTTCCATAACATCTTCGCAGTTCTCTGGAAGATCTCCGGCGATTTTAATTTTAAAAGAGTATTTCTTCTCTTCTTTGCTTTCCATTAAGTATTCTGTAAACGATTTCATATTGAAGTCCTGATGTATTATTTATTCATATTTTTTAGTTTTTCGATCAAACTATTACGGTCTGATACGATCACGCCAGTACCAGTAACATCTATGCCGCCGTCACTATCTCCTGCGTCTTGATCAAGTTTTTGTTTCTTAAGTTGCAATTCAATCATCTTAAGTTTCTTGTCAATTTTAGCTGCTTTAGCATCAATAGCATTTTTTAACATGCCGCCTGCAACTTCAAATATACGTCCGCTGTAACGTGCTTCGACGTTCATACCTAGATCCATAAGGTCATCGTAGGCGTCTGTGGCTCGCTGTGCTAGTGCATCAAACTCAGCATCTGCCGCATCTCCTAACCCTTTAACAGCAGGCAAACTAGCAGCAATTTTGTCAAATTCTGACATGTCACGAAGAAACGGTTGTGCTACTTCGTCAGCTTTTTCTTTCTCAGCTTTTTTAATAGTTTTTTTGCTTTCGGGCAAGTTTAGGATTTCTTCAAGTTTTTTCATAATAATACTTATCTCACTTTGCCATTGTGGAATAAGTCTTGTTCATTTAAAACTCTAAATTTTATGCCTTGTTTTGCGCACCATTCATATGCTGCTCGCCACTTCACTTGATTTTTTGCAAACTGTAATTGATTATGTTTATTCTTGCCCACTTTTTCAAATACTGTTTGATTCTGTGGTTTTACTTCAATAAGTTCAACTTGCATCTTACCCTTAGCATCTGCATATTGTATGAAAAAATCAGGTACATATACTGTGCCCTTGCCGGTAAATGGATCTTTGTAGGGGATTTTAATAGCTTCACTGGCCCATTTCATTATGCGAGGATCTTGGTCACAGAATCGCATAAAGTGCCATTCCCAAGAGCTGCGATATGTTGGAAGTTTATTTCCTACATATTTGTCTGGGTTAGTTATTGTGAATTTACCTTGAGCAAATCGACTCATTATGGTTTAATATTTCGACTTTCTATGGTTTCTTCTGTTTGCAAAATCTTGAAACCTAACGCCGAAGATTTCTCGCGGTATATGTTTAGTACTTCAGTAACAACCTGACTTAGCTGTATATCAGTAAGACCTTTTAGTGTGTCTAATAATTGAAATACTGGAATATTATCTATGCGGGCTTGATTTAACAGTACAATGCTTGTACTTTTTGCAGCTTCTTCTTGAAATCCGCGTTTTAAAAAATATCCTAAAACAGCATCAATTTGATTACTGGGAAATGTAACTTGATGTTGGAAATATCTGTCAAAGAAACTTTTAACTTGGTCGGCACTATCATTACTGGTAGTTACCCTAGGTAAATTCATTGTAGTACTCATTACGGTCCTAAATTACGTGGAGATGCTATAGTATTAGGTGCGCCACCGTCACCTAATGGGAATGAAAAATTAGTTAATCCACTAATAGGTTGATTAGCTATTGATCTAGCACCAGTCACTGCTGCATTATATCCAGCAGTACTTAGTTCATTTCTTACAGCAGCCATATTAAGATTTTTAGCACTGTTATAAGTGTTAATTGCCTGCGTACCAGTTCGCAATATATCATTAATAGTTACGCTACTTGGATCAGACAGCATACTAGAAACTGCTCCAAATACTGATTCAGCGCCTGCTAATACACCTGCTGGACCAAAAAGATTATTACTAGATCCGCCTGCTAATTTTAACGGGCTAGGCAATGTATCATAGTGATCTTGACCAAATCCCGGAGGATTGCCTTGACTAACATATCCAGTATCGTATGATACCGCTTCATACGCTACAGTCATTGATTGCTCTGCAGGAACACTCGATCCGTAATCTAATGAATCATGATTCCATGCAGTAATGACCGGATTTACTAGAGTATAGCTGGCATACTGTTTATTGGCCATTTGATAAATGGTAATCTTTTGAAAGAAAGGCACACTGCTGTTATTGTCAAACCCATACGGAGTTTTAATAAAAGACGATCCGGCCATTGCTGTTCTATTATATGATCCTGCACGTTTAGCCACTGTAGAATCTGCATAATAATATGCAAAATAGTTTTCCCATAGTTGACGAGTAACCCCTAATCGATCATCGTGAAATGATATGTTAATTGGAGAATAGTCAACTTTATTTTGTACAATTTTTTTTCTGTTGTACTGATTTAATACTTCTGTAGCAATTGTAAATTTAGGTAATTCACATTTCTTAACCAGCATATTAATTTCATTTCTATGTCGATAGTCAAAATTTAAACTTTTTAATGCTCTAGTATCAATGCTAAAAG